AAGCTACCCAACGCACCCAACGCACCCAACGCACCCAACGCACCCAACGCACCCAAGGTACCCACAGAAATGAATCTCGCTGTCGCGTCGAATTTAATCAAAAAGATTGGTTTGAAGAGGGAGAAACAATTCATTGATAAATTGAGTGTAGGTGGAATGCGGCGTCAAGAAGTGATCAATGAAGCTACTGAATACAAGAAACTTGAAAATGCCTTTATAAACAAGATTAGTAAAATTTCCCTTACAAACGCGAATCGAAATGCTATTATTCGTCGAATGAATACCGATGATTTGACTCAGTTGGAAGCGGAGGCGCGGTTAAAGTCTGATGTCACACAGACCAATGAACAAAAGATGAACATCCTCCTCGCGACACTTCCGTTTATCGATAATTCGAGTAAGTTGTCGTTCAAGTCGAGATCCAAGGCTGTCGGTGTGAACATAGACTCGCTCATAGATGAGGCTAAAAAGAATAACGAAACGAAACGTGATGCATATGTTACCAACCAAAAACAGAAGTTCATGGCCATGATCGTGAATGTCAAACTTTCAAACGACGATAAGAAAAGTCTGGAAAAACTCATCGATAACAAAACAAACTTGAACTCTTTAAAGAACCGTGCGGAAAAACTCGTCGAACAAAGAAAGAAGGAAAAGGATGCTCTCATCAAACAAAATCTTCTCACTTATCTGACTCCTCTTAAGATTAATCAAACCAACAAGAATGCATTCCTCACCCGATTCAATAAAGGTGAGAGTGTTGACGCACTCAAACGTGCCGCCAAGCAGCGTGAACGGGAAGTCACCAGTGGTAAGAGTGAAAATGTGAGAACTCGACTTAATCAAAACCTGAACACACTGAAACTTAACGCACAAGATAAGACTGTGATCATGAACAGATTTAACAGTGGAAACAAAAACGTCACCAAACTTATCGAAGAAGCGAAGCGTTTGAAATCTAAACGCAATTCGACCAAATTGAATACTGAAAAACAGAGACTCACATCTTTGGCGAAACAACTCGGCGTCAACGTGAACTTATCGAAACTTACCACGTTAAACAATGTACCCACCATCGAAAAAAATATTCGGGCAAGTGGACTCGAGAAGGTGAAGGGTACGTTCGCTGAGAAGGTTCAGGGTCTTTCGACCCTCGCATCTAAACTGGAACTCAATGCGACCATTCAATCTGATATCCTCAAGATGAAAACAAACGTTGATCTCGATGCGATGAAGGTGCGCGTATTGAATGCGGGTAAGACAAAGTTGTCTAATCGCGCGACAACCCTGAATGTCAATTTCTCTAAAAACATCCAGAGAATCGATAATGTGAACAAACTCGTCCCCCTCGGCCAGAAAATCAACAATGTTGGGTCTGCGAAGAAGGGTGCTAAAAAACAAAAAGAGATGCAACAACTCACCGAACGTAGAAATGATCTAAAACGGTACATCAATGGTACGACTCTACCACAAAATAAGAAGAATGCGTTCACTCGTCAGGTGAATTTAAACGCAACAAATCTCATTGAACTTCGGAAGGAGGTTAACAATGAAATACAAACAATCAAGAGCACGAAAAGGTCTAAAAATCTCGATGAATTGAAGCAGTATTTACAGCCATTGAATGTCGATAAATCTAAATTCATAAAGCGGTTCGAAAACACCACAATTTCACTCGAAAATATTAAGAAGGTGATTAATGATGAGGTGGCTGTGAAGGGTAACCTCGAGAGTAAGAAGCGTACGCTCGTGGACAAAATCAGTACAGCGAAGGGATATGGTGTCATGTTCAATTTCAACACGAATGTGAACGCACTCAACTCAGTCGAAAAGCTCAACAAGTTGAATAGTGACGTCGAAACTGTCGTCGATGATGCGATTAACAAGGGAAGAAATAAACTCTCGGATACAATCATCGACGCTAAATTGAAGAATGATTTTATGAACAAGGTGACTGCGATCAAAACACTCAAAAACCTCAATTCCGTACAGAAACAGGTCATGGTCCGGATCGCTAACAGGAACACCACAAAAAAGGAAGAAATTACGAAATATATGAAACAGCTTAGTCTTAACAATCAAAACATACAGAATGTTATCGGTCGCAACCTCGATATCAATAGTAGTCGCAAGATGGCGAATGATATGCTCGATAAGAAAAAGAGACTCGAACTCACAAAGATTCTAAACACCAAGAAGGTTCCTGTGACGAACCGGAAACAATTTTACAACAAGATTACCAAAAAGTCGAACGTGCGTAGCATCGAACGTGACGTGAACGCGTTCATGCGTAAGAGTTCCAGAAACAAAGAAGAAAATGTGGATAAGGTTCTCAATACGTATAACCTGAAACCCAAAGATCGAAAGGCTATTCGGGAAGATTGGAACTATTTCACGGACATGACCATCGTCGACGTGAAAAATAAAGCCTCAAACTTGTCTTCTCAGTTCAAGAGTGAAAAGGGGAGTGCGCTTCGTCGCCACCTCCAAGATGATCTCAAACTCTCGGCGAATGATATTAATGCGATCATGACAAACTTCAACGCGAATCCTCGTAACATGAACGCCCTGCACGCGAAGGCGAAGAACTTGAAACAGGTGTCATCGGAAAAGGTCCGACTGAATGAACGTCTTCGTAAGGCTCGTGAGGAGAATGCACTTAATCTAAACTTCAAGGTTGACGTGAAAACGATGAATGATGTCAAGAAACTCAACGCACAGATCAGCCAGATGTATCTCGATAAGGGCAAGAAGAACCTCTCGAGACGGGCACTCGATAAGAACATCAACATATCTAGTGAACTCAATGCAGCCAAATCTATGAATGATATCCAAAAATTGAAAAACAAACTCAATGGTATTCTCAAGGGAAAGAAGAATCAGGATCTCAAAAAGATTGAAGAAGTCACCAAAAATCTTAATCAGGAAAATAGGAACAGGTTTTTACAAAAGTTTAAAAATCAGAATATCGAACTGAACACTGTACTGGAAAACATACAGAAGTTCAAGAACAGTAAGACGAAAGAAGTACACGAAAAACAAAAGCAAGAACTGTATACGTACCTGAATGAAACACTCAATCTTAACGTGAAGGATCGCGATACCATCATGTTTGAGTTTAACGACACCAAAAACCTGAATGGAATGAAACGAAAGGCGAACGCACTCAAGAAAACACGGGCGAGTGAAAAGATTGTCGCGGATCGCAAAAAGCTTGAGGAACTCATGAAACCCATGAATCTTACACAAGAGAACAAGGCGACCATCCTCAAGAAGTTTGATAACGCACCCGGCAACTTGGAATCGTTCGAAGCGAATGCAAAGTCAATGATTGAGCAGCGAAAGAATGAGAAGCGGTCGAAAGAGCGTGACGAACTCGTAACCTACATGAATAACCTGGGTCTCTCGAGCCAGAACAAGAACATGATTGTAGGGTTTTTCAATCAGTCACCAAACAAGACACTCGAGTCTGCGAAGAACAACGCGACAACGACAAAGAAAACACGTGACCAAGAGAAGTTGGAGAATGCCTTGAAAAACTTATCGAACATTTCGGAAAAGAATAAGAACACCTTGCGCACGAATCTAAAGTCGGGTAAGACACTCAATGTTGTGTTGAATTCGGCGAAGCGTATGAATGTGAATGCGAAAAAGTCGAAATCTGTGAAACAATCTATCGTAAACTATGTCTTATCGAAGAATCTGGGTGACGATGGAAACAAACTTATCAAAAATTTCGAATCCGGTCTTTTGACTGCGAACAAGGTCAAAGAGGAGGCGAATAAGAAGAGGGTTTCGATGAACGCTCAGATTGTCTCAGACAAGAAGAACAAGCTTCGCACATTCATGAAGAATACACTCTTGACGAACCAAGAGAAGAACAAGTACATAGATCGGGTCAAGTTGAACACGGATTTGGGTGACTTGGAGAAGGATATTCAGCGAATTGATGCGAATCTCAAGGGTAAGCGAAACACGTTCGCTCGCAAACAAACTGAACTACGCGCGTTCCTCGACGGTCTCACAAATCTGACGTCGAACCAAAAACAAAAGTTTGTGAGTGAGATCAAGAATGTTACCACAGACATAGAAGGTCTCAAACGTCGCGCCAAAAAAATAGACGCGGCGAAAAAGGCTGGTAAGAAGGTGACTGAAGAGCGAGCCAGGTCCAAAAATGACGACGATTTCAACGCGAATAAGGCACTCAAGATCCTTAACAAACAGCGCGAAGGTGAAGTGAAACGCCGCGAGCGAGCTATGGTGAAGGAAAATGACAACTTTAACGCTGGTAAGGCTATGAACGACATCAACCGTATGGCTAAGCGACAGAGCGTGCTTAATGAAATTTCCAAGTACGATAATAAACGAATCACAAAGTTTAAGGGTCGTGCCGGAAATCCATTTAGAACTGCGGAAGAGTATAATCGGATTGCCAACAATGTCAGGAAAATGGTCGCAGTCGTCAAGGCTGAAAAGGCGGAAAAGTCGGGTAAGAATCGAGAAGCACTCAAAAAATTACTCAAAACTACAAAAACAAACAAGAAACAATCTGATGAATACATGAACGCGTTTGAAAAGGGTCAGAAGACATTCAAAGAACTCAAGGAGAACATCACCATGAAAGCTAAGCGGAACGCACTTGTTCGAAAGCTTGACAAGAAGCCCACGAAGAATGAGAATGAAAATGAAGCGATGGAAGCTTCGAGGTTGTTCAATGTTGGTGGTGGTGTCAAGAATCTTACACGGGGTAAGAATGAACGTGACGTGAACAAAAACGTTCTCGAAAAGACCCGCAAACTCGTCGGATTTGGTATCGGTGGAAAATCTCGTGAAAAGTTCTTGGCCCGTGGACGTGGTATGCAGAATACCCAGCCTCTCGTGAAGGAACTCGATGAGCGCCTGACCCTGATCAACAAAGTGAAGAACCTTCCTAACCGAAAAGAGCTCGAAAAGGTGATTCGAAACTCTAACACTACTATTAACAGGGTTCGGGTTGCAGTCAAGACGAGTCAAAACAAACAAAACAAGAACATCGCGAATGCGTCGAAGTCTCTCGTTGCTGGTGCGATCGGTAAGATACAGACAAAGGAGAACAAGAACATTGCGAATGCTTCGAAGTCTCTCGTTGCCGGTGCGATTGGTAACCTGAAGAAAAAGAACGCGGCCGCTACGAAAATTCAGGCTGGATTCCGTGGGAAGAAGGGTCGTAACCAGGCTCGACGAGCCCTATTGAATAAGGCCCCTGTGGCTGAGACATTTGTCCCTGAACCAAAAATGACCAACAATCCACTCTTTAATGCTAAACCTTCGTTCAAGGCTCTTGTCCAGAAAAACAAGGAAAAGAGGGTCATGAATGCAGTCAAATTGGCTGGAAAAAAGACGACACTCTCTCGCGCCTCGGGTCCCGAACGTGTTAAGATGGCGAGGAACTTGGCTCCCGCTAAGCAGGCGAATGTCAAGAAGGTTGCTAACGCGGTGGCGATTTTCAACCGTCAGAGTGCCACCAGCACTATAAATCGCCTCAAGAAGCTCAGCATCGCTGAGAAGACCAAGTACAAGGGACAAATCAGGGGGGCTAATACGAAGGAACGAGTCAGGGAGATTCGGGAAAGTGCAATCAGAGAAGATGCCCGTAAGAAAGCCGAAGAAAATAGAGCAAAAGAGGAAGAGCGTAAGAAGAAGGCAAATGTAGAAGCCGAGCGAGTACGAAAGCTCAGTGAGAAAAAGAGAGTGCGTGAAGCCGCTGAACGGGCTGCCGCCTCTGCAAAGAAAATGATCACTGAAACTGAAAAGATGAAGGCGAAGGCTGCGGAAAACAAAAAGTTTAACAACAAACTTGCGGAAAAGAGGAGACTCCTGAGAGAAAGAGAAGCTAAGTCGGGGACTAAAAAAGGTAAAATCAAGAAATAATGATTCACCCCGACGACGATTGTACCGTGATTACCGACATGCCCCTCGGTGACGAGGTTGCTGATTTCATTGAGCGGGGTCTCCACAGAGATATGACCGAAGATGAAGCGGAAGAGTGGTGTAACCAAAATTTAGATCAACTCGCAAGTATATATGAGAAGTACCGAGGTACATACTTGTCATATGGACAGGCTGACATGACTTTGTTCTTTGCACAGACGATTTATGAGAGAGATGATGCACGTGATATGATCAGTCAATTTGTAGATTTTCAATAATTAAAGAAATAAAGTACCTTTACTTTAATGGAATGTTGTGATGTATGTTGTGAGAAATTAAACAAGATAAATCACAAAAAAGTCAAGTGTCCTTTTTGTGATTTAACAAGTTGTAGATCCTGTTCCCAGAGGTACATCCTAGAATCGTTCCAAGATCCACATTGTATGGGGTGTAAGACTTTGTGGAACCGTGAGTTTGTAGACTCTTTCTGTACAAAGTATTTCAGGAATACCGAACTACGAAGACATAGAGAGAATGTACTACTCGAACGAGAAAAGGCTCTCATGCCCGAGACACAACCAGAAGTTGAGCGTATCATACAAATGCGTAGAATTCGTCGTATCATTCGAAAACAAAAGGAAGACTTGATTGAACTTCATCATCGATACGGTACGTTCGATTACGAACAACCCTTACCAGATGAGATTTATAATCTTTATCGTGAGATGGAAACTACATATAGACACCTCGAACAACTCCGAATGAATGGTGCGACAATCGACAACGAACCGAGGCGTTTTGTGCGTCAGTGTCCCGTCGAGGAATGTAAAGGCTTTCTCAATGAGGACTGGTATTGTGGGTTATGTGAAGTTAACTACTGTAAAGACTGTAACGACCCACTGACTCCCGAACACGAATGTAACCCAGAAACTGTAAAGACTATGAAACTTTTAAACAAGGATAGTAAGTCGTGTCCGAAGTGTGGGACAGTCATTCATAAGACGAGCGGTTGTGCACAGATGTGGTGTATTTCGTGTCACACAGCATTCAATTGGCGTACGGGGGAAGTTGAAAATGGTCGAATACACAATCCACATTTCATCGAGTTTAAGAGGAAAGTGATGATGTCCAGGGAACATGGAGACATCCCTTGTGGTGGTGTCCCATCATTCAGGGAGCTTCGTGAGATTGGTGCCACGAATGAAATACTTCAATATGCAATGGTCGTGCATCAAATGGAACGCGAAAATATGTATCTGGACTTACGACCGATCGACAACACACAAATACGGATCACCTATATGCTTAACGATATAGACGAACAAACGTTTAAAAATTACTTGCAGCGCCAGGAAAAGTACACAGATAAATCTAGAGACTTGTCGAACATTTTCGAAATGATGGCTAATACAGGTGGTGACTTACTGCGACAATATGTCATAGATCCTGAGCGACACGATGAAATCATCAACCTGTTACAGAAAATCGTGGACTATGGAAACGGTATTTTCGAATCAATTCGTAAACGATACAATTGTCGACTTCCCAGAAATATTTATGTATGAGTATTCTAAGATGATACTTATACTGTTCCTGATTTTGATCGTTGTGTACCTGTTACCAATGTACCCAAAACCCAGAGTGTATCACAATTTCATAACACCCGAAGAGAGGCAACACATCATCAAGAAGAGTGAGGAGATTCTCGGACCATCATCGGTTTCAGAGAACCGTATCGTAGATGATTCGGTTCGTAAAAGTGAAACAGCATGGCTTGATCGTAGTGATCCAGTGGTGGATACCGTCGTACAGCGGTGTCTCAAAAATACAGACCGCCCAATCATAAACTGTGAACGACTTCAGGTACTTAAATATAAACCGGGTGGATTCTATCAACCTCACCAAGATTCGAACAGGCAAGATATAAATCCAAGAATGTATACGTTTATTCTGGCACTCAACGATGAGTACGAAGGTGGTGAGACTGTATTCCCAAACCTGGGTAAAACGTATAAACTTAAGGCGGGTGATGCCCTCTTTTTCGATACACTCGACAATTACGAGTTGGAAACGTCCAAGGCTTTACATGGTGGACAACCTGTAAAGTCTGGTGAAAAATGGATTTGTAATTTATGGATTAGGAAATATCCCTACAATTGATCGCGAACCTTTTCGCGGTTCGCCATGTGGAGTGCCTCGACATCAGCCTTATTTTGAGCAGCGTATGGTACGGCATAGTGATTGTCACACATCCACTTGTTTACGTTGGTCCAGATACCATCCTCACATACCCAAACCTCTGCGAGCACACGGCCAAACTTACCCCTCGAATCCGCCTCCGGGCATCTGAGTTCGATTTCGATATCATCCTTCTCAGATGCAACCGCCTTCAGACACCACTCCTTGAGCTTCTTCTTCGAAAGGAGACCGAACCTCTTCTCCTCCTTGTCCGACGTGCGCGACTCGGGTGTATCAATACCCAGTAGACGAACA